GGTACGCCCCGCTATTTTCGCTTTACAACCACCAGCAGTCATAACAATATATTCATCAGGACTACCACCATACCCAGTAACAGTCTCTTTAAACCATTTCAGCACTCTGATTATATCATCAACACTACCATCAACATTTAAATCAAATTCACGCCACCCAAATGACCCTTGTAATACTAATTTAGTCCCTTCTATTCTACCCTGAGCAAAACGTTCATATTCATGCTTATGAAAACAATATGGCCAAGTCAATGTCCCAGGCTTAAATATTACACCAGCCTCATCCGCCACACCAAGAGCTAAAGGATGAACAAGTTCTAGTAAAGCCTCGTTCCAGTAATATAGTGAATCTTTCTTGGGCTCTTCAGCTTTTTCCCATAGTTCACGTGCTAGATTGTGAACCATTTCGCTACTGGCACCGTAAACTTCATCTAATCCTGGAATCCAGATAGGTGTTCTCATCATTGGAACATATGGTGCATAAAAGTATCCAGAGTTGAGTACTTCAATACCTTTTGTTTTACCGCCGAGTTGTGCTACAGGGGGTTTCATGATTCAACGTACTCTTAGCTTCTATCATTGCTAATCGCCATCCTTTAAGATACGGCGAAGCAGGTCCTTTAGTTGCTTCGAGATATTTTATTGCATGACAGACAGGACAACTAAGCATTGTTTCAATATCTAGTTTCGCATCATTGAAGCCTTCACGTATCTCAAGTTTTTCTTGAAGTTCTATCATGATATAGTATGGGCCTGGTCGCCCCGACAACGACCAGGCCCATTGTGCAACGAGTTTCCATCTCAACTCGGAATCCTTTCAATCCTTCTCCCTTAAAATACGTTTGATTGATATAAAAAATTGTTGATCTGACAATTTATTTACAACGATGGTATACATTGAATTACCATAGATGCTCGTATTTCGCCTCTTAACATAGGTATCTTAATATTGTTTTTCGTTGATGTCAGATATGACATACATCCTATATATTGACCACCATCATATTCAAATTCAATATTATGTACCATCATATTCTCCCCAGGAAGATATATCTGGGGAGTCTTTCTAGTCTGACCAAGATCCTCTATAGTATTAATATGCCAAATTGCGATTATAACAGCAGTAGGATCTTCAATTCCTTCTTCAGTCACCCAAATTCGAGCTTCTGGTGTACAATAACTAGATGCTGTTACTGATGGACTATTTTCATCCATAAATTGATGGACCAATTCTTTGGTCGTAACAGCGATGACCCGATAGAACATTCGCATTATTCTTCAGGATTACGCCAGCATTCGCGTAACCACTCAACTTGATCGATATCGGGTAATTGTGTATCAGGACCATTCATGCTCATCAAGATAAAGCATGTTAGAATCATCTCGGCTTCCGTTTTAGGCATCTGCTTTGGATATCGCTGCATAGCCTTATAGAAAGCAAGTGATATGTGAGACCAAATCCTAATTTCATTATCAGGATTGAGATCTCTCATGAAGCCGAGTTCGAACTCTTCTAGTGTAGGTGCATTCAGGTGCCCACAGATTTTATAGATGGTCTTAAGTTTTTCTGATTGTTCGTCAGTGAGTTCACCACGAACGGGACCCGGTTGAATATCGCTGAATTTGACTTTTCTAAGCATTTTATACCTCCATAGTCCAAATACATTGCCTAACTGGAGGTATTATACTTACAAGATAACTCGCCGAAGCTTACACACCATTTCGATAAGCCGTATAATACTTTCCGCAAGTCGTAAATGCTCCTCGCCCCAGTATTCGGCGAGCTCCAGATAATTGTCGGCAAGGCCTTGCATGGTCACTTGCAGATTATCGTGGTAAGTTTTATCATCAAACTTATCACGCCTCGTAAACATACAAAGCCCATGTCTTCTAGCTGCGTTTCTGAAGTCTAATTTATATCGTCTACGGTCGCCGCCTTCACCAGTCTCTAATTCCTCACCATGACCTTGAACAATTGCTGTAGCAATTTGCTCTGCCCAATCCTGGACCGGTGTCCCTTTCCTAATACCAAATTCCCTAATATCCTTGTGGACTGGATCTCGTAGGATGTAGACACCAGTCGCCCCACCACTAAGATAAGTAGCAATAACTATATAACCATCATACTCAAACACGTAATATCTTGATTGATATGGGAATATCTCAGCCATATTCGCACCACGACCAAAATAATCCACAACTCGATGGTGGATTATATTATCATCCTCTATAGCATCTCTATACAATCCTAACCAAAGCTCACGCCATTGACTTCGATCAAGAGGTACATCTCCTTCATCACCACCTTGTTGGTCAATTTCGTCTAAGATCTCTTCATCAGGCGGCGGAGGCGGCAAAGGTGGCGGTTGTGGTACACCAGTACTAAGATGCGATGGAGCAGTAACCACTGAATCAAGCTGCTCTGGTTTATCGATTGTGGCTTTGTTAAACCACTCATCCTCGCCACGCATAACAAGATTATTATCTATAATCTCTAGGACCTTTGGATCGTTAGGCTTAAGATTGTATTGTGTGGCTACCTTGTTAACTATAGCATCTTGTGCCTGATACAGTGCTTTCTTGCCCTGATCACCGCTCGGTATACCATACATATTAACTATATTAAGGATCTGCTTCAATATTTCGGGATCTATTTCTATGAATTCACGTATAGTGAAGTTATGATGTATCCAATTTAATCTCATGACCAATCCTCCGCTGTATTTTTGTTCTGGAGGTGGAGTATTATCCCTGACACCAAAAATATTATATGAAAATCTGTATGATAGAATCAGCATCAGCTCCACAATTAATCAAAACACTGTGGAGTCCCGCTGTCGCTTACATTAGATATCCAAATGGAGAAATCTGGGAATATATTGTATACGACGACGCTGAACTACGATGGCTAATCAAGAAGTACGGTAGAAATAAGGGACGACTAGCAAACAAACTAAAGAAGTATGAATCAAGACTAACTAACCCAGTCCCATTCTAATAAGTAACATACCTCCACAGCTTTTTTCTTCGGCATCGTCGGCATAACGGTAATTTGGTTCTCTTACGTATCAACTCTGGTACAGTAATATCATCAAATACTGTGTACCCAGCATCCACTTTATAACTAGCACAGCATAAATAATACCGTCCATCATGACCAATCGGTATCCAATTTATAATATTACAAGAACGATAGTTTGGATGACCTGGAGGATTTTCGGTCTTAACATATAAATCGTGTTCATAACCCGCCAATAACTCTTCAACCCCAACATTTAATTTTAGTAAAACAAATTCAAGACCATGTTCACTACAAAAATCGCGAGCTATTTCTTGTTCATGAACATTATACTTATGATGCAGCCAACGAACACATATTTTTGTTCTTTGTTGTGCTAAGAATCTATGTATATTAGCCATTACTAATTCAAAATCGCCACCCCTATGATATATCCTATAAACATCAGGCGTCATTCCAGATAATGAAATATATATTATTCTAAAATTATTAAGAGAGTCTAGTTTTTCATCTGATAGAGGTAATGAAAAATTGGTACTCACGCAAGAATCAGTATCTTTAATCATATTAGAAACAGTTATAAACTCATCATGAAGTAAAGGCTCTCCGCCATTATACCAATGTAAACAATATTGCTCCCCAAATCTTTCTATAACTTTTTCTACTATTTCTAAAGACATTTGTTCGTTAGATGGCGTATGAGTACTATTCCAACAGAGAACACATCGTAAATTACAACCATCAACCAATTCAGGATTGATATATATCATATCATCGCCATCCTTCGATCATTAATTCTAACATAAACATTTATTAACCTCTCCAAAACAAACGGGATGGCAGGAAATTTTTCAAAGCCTGTTTGTTCCGTAAACGTTTCCGGCGTAGGATAGTCTACAAGCTCTCTCAGGACTTCATATAATTCTTCATCAGTCACGATTAAATCTATAGCTGGTCTGAGTAAAGTAGTAACAAAATCGATATATACCTCTCTCCGTGCTATAAAATAATTACTATAAATACATAGCTCTTCTTTATCGAAGGATGGTATATATGGAATAACACTCTGTTCTAGAAGTTTTTGAAGAATAATTTCAAAACCAGTTTTAACACCTCTATAAGTATAGGAATGTTTATGTGGTCTTCCAAATTTGCCTTTTCGTTTTGGAGCTAATATATCATACTTTCCACGTTTTCGAACTCCATTTTGCAGTCTCTCGAAGTTAAAACCTCGAATTTTTCTATCAACTTTCCAAGAGAACACACCAAACCAATCACAATCTGAGCACTCTCCTTGGCCTACCAAATCACATATAATTCCACTCTCTAGATAAATATCCGCAATCTCATTGAAGTACGGAATAAAGCCCTCCAATAGAAACTTCCTCTGGAATCTTCTATAGTAGATCTGATATACTTTAATTCTCATGACAGCATTTGAGATTTAGTTTTTCACCATCTAGATTGAATGTTTCTACATATTCGGCCCACCCTGATATATTAGCTTTAACACCAACTATAGATTTTGGTATTCTTCTATGTTCAATATGGGTAGTCTCACCTTCCCTCAACCATATTCTATGATGGCGAACACGCCGTTTAGCCCTCACAACCGATATAGCAACAACATCCTTACGTTTCGTCGCAAAATCGCCATGAGGAGTACTAATAATCATTCTATCGGTAGGTGTTCACACCAATCCGGCATCAGGTCTGTTAAGTGCTTCATCATTTCATCAATGATTATATCAACAATTCTAGCGGGACTTGTATTAGGATCAGTAATATCAAAACTTACCCGACAAAAACTTAGAATATCTCTACCTGGTCTACCATCATATCGTACTATTTTACAATGAAGACCATAATCCTCGAATCTTATACTAGCCCCACAATCTATCCATTCTTTTGCTCCGTCATCTTCCGCTTCCATAGCAATAACATATTCATCATTGCCATTATCATAAAAAACATGAAAATCTAATCCAAGTACTAATTTACAATGATTAGCAATTTCCTCAGCTAATATTTCGATCAGTACCATTATCATTACCACTACGAATAAAACTGGCGGGCAGGGAGTTGAACCCTGCCATTCCCGGCTACATGGCTTGCAAAACCAGCACTCCGAGCGTCCTGTCCCCTAGACCACCGCCACGGGCTATGCACACTCGCCCGCTGCCAAACTCTTACCAAGCCCCCGATCGTATAAAACACTCCAACTTCTGCTCAACACACCCCCACCACTTCTCAATCGCACTTGGATCACACAAAGGAACACGAAAAAACGGATTCTTAAGCGCCTCAGCACTCATACTAAAAACAAGATCCCCATCATGAACCACAGTACTACACTTCCTAGCAGAATCAACATCCACATGAAACCCAAGTAACGTCACAAGAATCTTCCAACCCTGCAGAAAAAACCGCACCTGCACCCTCCGACCAAGCTCAAGAACAAGCAAAGCAACCTCATCCAACTCACAACCATGAACCTCCAACAACTCAGTACACCTCACCCCACGCTGACCAACAAGAACCCTAATAAAATCCTCATTAGAACTCTTCCCCTTAGCAAGATTCACCCACTTGCAAAGCAACTGAACATTACCCCTCGTATAGCCCTCATCAGAATCAATACGGTCAACAGAAATACTACAAAGATCGCCAAACTTATGAGTCATAGGAAGACCACTAAGAGCACAACGGCCGCCCCGCTCTTCATAAAGCCCCCACAAATCCTCAAAAGTAATAGAGACTCCCAGCAAAGCTCTTTGTCTATTTGGATAAGTAGTTATTTTTCCTTTTCTAGCTTGATTTGATTGTTTTGTAAGATGATGCATTAGATTCCTGATAAAAGCTTCAGGAGACCTTTGGATAGCTTTCCGAACTGAAGCTATCCGCTGTTTCTTATTCTTCTGATAATCATCTTTTTTATATTGTTTCAATCGGTCAGCATGGTCTTTTCTGTATTGTTCATGAACTTTACTTTGGCATTCACGGCAAATATTACTGCCCTTCTTGAAAGGCTTTGAATCACGTGGATCACCGCATTCGCGACACTTATTCGGATCATTTCTTGTAGATCTTTCGGCTTCTATATGTCCACAGGAAGTACATATCCACCTTTCAGGCTTCTTTGGGTGTGTAAAAATAGTATGCCCGCATTCACTACATTTCTCAGGCTTCTTTAATGATGTCATTTTAGATAGTCTCCTGTCTTTAGAATACATACAAAAAAAGCCCGGACTGAACAACCAATCCGGGCTCATTATTTTTGTTCGAAGACAGCAGACTCGATAACGGTCGTTTACAAATTCGAGACCGTTACGGTGGCATAGTAAAGACCCCCATCCTCGATGAGTTTCTTCCCATATCGAGTCATGATCCCCTTGTTGGGGGTGAACGAGTTGGGATCGAGGACTGTTGGCGTGCTCAGGAGCGGGATGTATGGGGCGTAGAAGTAGCCCGCATCCAGGACTGAGTTGCCTTTGAAGCCCATGAGAATCTTGCAGTTGGGGAACAGCGGATCCTTGTAGATCTTCATCTTGCCTTGGATCGTGCCGATGTTCATGATCCCGATGTCGACACCCTCGGTCGTGAACGCGTCGCTCGCTCGGAAGTCATTCAACTGCTCGAACTTCGAGCAGATATCGGCGGACATCACCATCCAGTTGGCAGGACCTCGCAAGGTGGTCCTATGGATGATGTTGGCCACTTCAAGGACTTTATACATCAAGGCGATGTTGCGGTCCGTGAAGTTCACCGAAGCACCAGCGGCCGTAGCGAAGTTGTGGTCCGCTCGGATGGCTGCCGCGATTATCAAGTCGTTGATGATTTCACGATCGATTTCCGCGACCATCTCATCGGCCATCAGGTCGGTGAGGGTGGACTCGGCGTCGATGTTGTGAACCGACTTGAGGTCTTGAGCGGCCTCTAGTGACCAGCTCGTCTTCAGCTTACGAGTAATGGCTGCCACCGAATCGCTGTCGATGCTCAGCGTGACTTCGGGCTGGAAGGGATTCGCCTCGAGGTCGTACTCGTAATTAACCCGTGCCACTGCTCCGGCGGGTAGTGTACCGGCACTCAGCGTGATCTGAACGGCACCGGTCGTGTGGTCAAACGCGGTAGCACCAGTCGTGGTGTCGTCGACCGTGATCGTGTCGGTGAAGTTCGTGCAGTCACCGTAGATGATGACGTCCGGATTGCCGTCTGCATCGAAGCTGACGCGTAGGCAGGGTACTGCTTCTTCACAGTCCGGATTGGCTTCTGCGGCCGTCTCGAAGGCCTCGACAACCACCGTTCCTGCCAGGACTGGTCGGTGTGCCAGAGTAGCGGCAATAACCGTGCCACCAGAAACCGTTGCGTCTTCACCGCGTACTTCTTGCGAGCTGTAGTACGGGTCCAGAGCCCAACCGTTCTGCCTTGAGAACGTCTGGGCCGTGTTTTGACGCATGATCTGGGTGCCAGCAACCGTCTGGCCCTTCGTCAGGGCGTAACGGTATCTGATGTAGAAGATCAGACTGGCCGGTTGGCTCATCGGCTGGACGCCAACGAGGTTGTCCGCAATCAGCTTCGGATACGATTTGCGGATAAGGGGTAACGCGAAACGGGTGAAGTCCGCGATGTTGGCCGTCGTCGTCTGGTCTTCCAGAATGACGCTTCTGTTCTCGGGATTCCAGGTATTGAACTGGTTCTCGAGAATACTTGCCATCAGGCCGAATTTTTTCTGCGGCACTTCACGGCATTTGCTTAGGACCGGACTCCACTTGCCCACGAGTCGGTTTTTCTTACCTTCGTGGATGATCGCTGCTTTGTGGAGATCTGTTTCTTCGGTGATTGGGCGGCGACCTTGGCCGCGTCCCTCGGTAATGTGTCTGCGACGCTTTTGGCGCGTAGGAAGCATGAGTATGCCCTCCGGTTAAGTTACTAGATATTGTCGAAATTTTCGATCCGTATTAGACCAGATCCTCTGACATCTGATCGGCGATACCGTCAACGGTATACGTGTCACCGTTGCCACCACCGGTTGTTTGCGGCTCTGTCCGCCTTGCCGGTGGTTTAGGATCTTGGTTCTCGAGGATTGTTGCCCGTGTCGAGACCGGCTTTCCGCCTCGGCGTCTCTCGTCAATTCGTCGCTTACCCTTCTTCTTGGGGCGTTGGCGACTTTCGCTGAGATTACCAGACTTCAACCGTGCCATTTCGGTGGTCAATCGACGATTGTCCTTGAGGACTTTTTCGGCGATTGCGGTTTGACGGTTGGCTGTCTCGACGGCTTTCTTCCGTTCCTCGTTCGCCAAATGGATCTGCTTTTTCGCTTTTTCGACAATGGCTGTAGATTGTCCGTTGGTCCCGCCATCGGTTGTTAAGCCGGATAGCATTTCTGTAATGCTTCGCAGCTTGGCGAGGGCTTCGGACTCACTAAGGGCCGACTGCTTGACGAGCTGAGCCTCAATGGCTGCTCCCTTAGCTTCGCAGAAGATTTGGAGGCGACGAGCGAGCTCACGTTTGTGAGTCTCGGTTTCCTCTAAGCAGACCTTCTTGGCCTGCTCAACTTTGGCTGAGAATTCCTTCTCATATTGCTCACGAAGAGTACCTTTGTACTTCTCTAGGCTCTCACAGATTTGGGCAGCGAGCTCTTCAGAAACACCTGCTTTTTGAAGTAAGGCCTTGATTTTGTCCATCGTATTACTCCTCACGAGTTCCCGTTATTCGCAATTATATTTGAATGGAAATCCTAGTTATTACTGAAATAGTTACAGACCAAAGAAAGCATCAATTTCCTTGACCAGCATCTTCTGATACACCTCAGGACTGAATCTACTACGACTTCTGCGAACAGGACTAAGTCGCTTATTCAGACTTTCAGTAATATTCAAAATTGCCCCACCCACTGAGGGTTCGGCAACCGCATCCCACGTAACAAAAGCATAACCAGGCATTACACGATAGGTCTCATGACCACCCTGTTCCTGGACCTCCATGTCCCCGACACCACGCGAAGAAATTCCTACCCGGACCTTATGCTCAAATAATCCACGAAGCATCGCCCCACAAGGTAACAAATGGAGTACCTCAGCCTCACCATAGACCTTCTTACCCTCCATCCAGACCTTAGTGATCAAATGGCTAGCACGATCAAGATGGATCTTAGCATCAGCAGGGTGATCATATTCACCCATTACCGCACGTGCAGTAATATCCTCCTGAATCTGATTTACCGCTGGAGCCAAAACATCCCTAGTCGGATAGAATCGACCGTTAGCATTCTCCTTATCACCCAATTGGAACAGACCAGTTACTCTCGTAAGTGGTTGCTGTTGACCATTAATATCCTCAACAACAGTCTTCTGGTCAAGGACTTCAAACGGGTGAGTGTCCTGAATAAGCTGATAACCGGTGGGTACTATACCAGTTTCAGCTATCAAGCCACGGTTAAAGAGCGGTCTTGTAGCGCTTCTTGTGGGAAGAACCATTATTTGTCACTCTGTGATTTCGCGGTTGGTGGTTTCGTTCCGCTACCGTCGTCAACCTTCAGATCCGGACCGATAGAATCGAGTTTATCATCGGTCTTACCGGTCATCTTGTGGGCTGGCATGTCACGCTTATTATCCTTGACATGCTTGGTATACTTCGAACTCTGAGGGCTGGTAACATCCTTATCCTCGAACTGCTCCTCCTCCGGAGCAGGAGCAGCCGGTTGTGCAGGCTGGGCGGGAGCGGCAGCCGGTTGTGGAGCAGCATTAGGATCGACCGGGGCAGCCGCAGGCTCAGCACCCATCTCAGCACCAGCCTCACCACCCAATTCACCAGCACCCTCAAAGTCCGGCATCTCCTCACCAGGCAGGCCCGCTTCCTCGGCTCCCGGTTCCTCAACTTCCATCGAATCTACCGGAGCCATCTCCTCTTCGCCGCCTTCCAGGCCTTCCTCACCTTCCAAGCCTTCCATGCCTTCCATGCCTTCGTCGCCAACCTCGTCCACACCAACGTCGTCAGTTACCTCCACCTGAATTTGCCCATCAGGAGTAGTAGTAATCTTGGCCATAGCCTCTTTCAAGGCCCTATCTTCGGCATCTGAAACTGGTCTAAGCTGCTCAATTGATTCCGATAACCAAGCAGCAAACCGGTCCGGATTACCATCTTTAGTTAACCCTGCAGCAGCAAAAGCATCATGATATAGCTGCTCAGGAACTGGAATTTCTAGAGCACCATCTTCGCTAAGGATAACCGGTTTCAGTTCCTCGTTGATCCCTCCATGGTCGAAAATAAATCCAACACCATTAATGGAACCGGCAACCGCATCATCTTGAGCCTCACCCCACTTCAGAGCTGATTCATTCTTAAGCTCTCGAGGCTTATAAGCAGTCTTCTTGAAGCCTCTGCCACGGATTCTCGGACCCTTGAATTGGTCTTCGACGAAATCATCTTCGTCCTCGTCGTCTCCTCCGTCATCTCCTCCTTCGTCATCATCAGAACCAAACGGAGGAGCAGCACCTGGGAATGGTTTATCGCTCTCTTCGATATATGACTCGACAACTTGTTCAAGAGCCCTACCGATCTTTCCATTAGGAATTCTTAGGCCAATAGCCTTAATGCCAGCTCTGGCCATACTCTCGAGACTTTCCTCGAGCTTCTTACCTTCAAGACCGTGCTCTTCAGCAAGCTTATTCATTATAGCGACAATTCGCCTCATATCCTTATCATCAGTAATCACGGGCGAACCATACTCACTCAAGGTCATATTTTCGGCAAGTCTGACTCCAGCATTCAAAGCGTAAGGATCGAGGCTCTCGTCGAGATCCTCATCGTCATCGAAGTCCGGCATATCATCGTCGCCTTCAGGCTTCATTTCAGCGTGGATCGGCCGCGATTCCCTAAGGGCTTTTCTTCGCCTCTTGCCTTCACCGAGTCCACCGCCGCTAAGAAGATCGGCCAGCTCACCACCTGCCTCTTCGCCGCCCAGGCCACCAAGTTCT